CACAAATCAATCAGACTATCCACGATGCACAATGTGCGAAGCGTCATGCTTCCAACACATCGGGTGTTAATGATATTCTCTTTGCTGATTCATGCCCCCTCTCCTGAGAGGACGAGGATCCGAGGATTTGAGACTTATTAATTCTAAGAATGGTGACAGAGTACCCGCGTCTTTTAGGAAGACTAACCTATCCGTTCTTTCTCTCATATTAATAAGCCAACCCACGCACAAGCGATGACTGAAGTATCACAGCATTGTTTTTCTTAGGCTTCCTGCTCGACAAATCGGTGAGGGATGGTAAAATCCCCTCGTATTTCCAATCTGGTGCATCCGCCCATTTCTTGGCCTCCCTTTCATAGTACTTTTGAATCGGTTCCCTTCTTCGGAAACATGTTCTCAATTCATCCATATCATGTGTATAGATTGTGGACAAGATCAACTTCTCATAGCTATCCTTGAATTCGATAGACCAGGGACCCTCCTCATCCAATTTCTTATTGGCATGAGGTCCGTTCCTATCAATCCATCGATGATAGTTGACTATGAGTCTCTCCGAATAAGTGCCAGAAAATGCACCTAGTCCAGAACCGTCGATCAGCTTTTGCTGAAGTTCGTCCATATCCCATTCCATTTTAGCCGGGGGTGGCATTCGGAAATTGTCTTTTGACATTCGATTCTTCAACCTGATAAGATCTTTTCTAAGATCCTTAGTATCAGGGGGAATCAGACCGAGTCCACCTGCCCATATAGGCATATAGTATGGTATCCCTTTTGGGAGGCTTTTTTTGTTGTGCTTGAAAAACAACTTGTTGACTATGTCATAACAATTGTTGCGAGCCGTCTCTAAGAGCTTCTTCTGCAGAGATGAAAGCTGTTGTGGTTCATGTTCTTTAGAACCATCCTTTCTTGTCCCTGTTACTAGACCCAAATTGACGAATTTCATCTCTTTGTAAAAACCTATTCTGTCCACTAGATAATAGTGTTGTGAATTCATTACCAAGAGATTTTTAGAGAAATATGTTTTCCCCACGGAACTTTCCAGTCCGACTAAGTTTGAGATCTTCTCCCAAATGTCCTTAAGTCCTGATGTTCCAGATAAAACACAGTCATCCCCATTGATCAATAAAGGTAGATCATTGAGCTTATACCTTCCCAAATTCCGGTCAATCTCCATCGCGCGTCTACAGACGGCAGCGTTAATCAAACAGAGTATCGGAAAGGATGTGACAGAACCCATTAATTGTCCATGGGTCTGTTCTTTAAACTCCCACGCACCGGTGCCGTTGAGTTGATCAAGAAAATCTTGTTCCTTTTTCTTTTTCTTCTCGGCAGCAGTGAGCTTATGATCCCCTTCTTTAGGGGGTTGTGGTTTTTGGACACGGTGTCCAGTGAGGGTTTGAATGAGCATTCTCTTCAAATCAATGATGGTTTCGCCATCAGCATCCTTCATGTCCCAATCGTCTCTTACGATTGTGCATATCTCTTCCATCGCCACCTCTGAATACCGACTATAAATATTGTCAGTAGAGGCTTTGTAGTCTCCTGATAGAACAAAAGGAAACAGGGTCTGGTCGATGAGAGATTTCATCTGGGTGTCCCGAAAGACGGCGTTGACTATGTCTTCAGTGAGGGGTTTTCCAATTAACTGAAAAGTTTTATGTTCACGTAAAACTTTATGAGTAAATTTCTGAAAACCTTTTGCTACATAGTATGCAATGGCCGGTCCTTTGGTGATGACTCGGACTTTTAGCGGTTCTGGTAGACCGACTGTCTCTGTATTCCAATTTTTTTGGAGAGCGATTCGATAGAAAAGCTCATCAATTAGAACACGATGCATGAAGTCGATCGTTTGGTCTTTATAAACCAGGAAAAAATCCTCTCGAAAACGGACCTCGTCTAGTTCCTTCTGATGCTCCTGGGCTTCGCTGCCCGGCATGTAATCGGAATATAGACCTGTGTGGTCTCCGTATTCAAGTTTAAATGAATCTACCACAGCTTCCATGGCATGTAAGTGGATGAATCCTTGCGTGGCTTTCGCCGTGCCAGAGTTCACCCCATTTCTCATGTCCCATGCGGAGCGAGTAAAATAGGTTTGGTAATTCTCATCTTGAGGCCTTAGAGGTCCAATTGCGAACTTACCCATAATCTTCTGAAACTCGATGATTCTTTGAAAACGTTGATTATACAACTTCGAGTACGGATCAAGATCGATCATACCCAGTCGATTAATTTCAGTTCTCACCGCTTCAACACCCCCCCCGTCTTCACGAGTCCAATTGTAATTTGCAGAGGTACTAGGAAAGTACCCCTTATACAACTTGGAATCTGAAAACTTTTTCCCCCGGAACAATTCCCGAACAGTCCTTCTAATTTCAGAACTGATTTGAAATTCCCCCAAGTGATGGAAGAGCATCGGCATTTGCCGATCGGCTCCAACAGAACTTGTATAGAAGTTAATCGAATTAGGATTCATTACATTCCACGACGGAATCGTAACAAAAGGAAGAGACTTAATCTCATTTCCCTCCCAATCCAACCCAACCTCCAGCTTGGGTTCCGCTGTAAGCTTGTTAAAGGTTTCGAGTCTTTTTTCATAGACCATAGATTCGTCAACCGGCGGGCATCCTTTCTTTGACATCAAAACATCCGTTGCAAATAAATAAATCGGTTTTAAACCCGATGAATCATTGTTAACAGATGCAGGTGTCCAGAATTCTTGCTTGCGTGCCAGTTTCCTTAGGAATCGCATTGCTCTGCCTTTCAGCAGATTGAACGGTTTATCAAAAATCGGATCAGAGTGCGGTGGTTTTATTGGGTCGTCTCCAAATATACAGGAAAAAAATGAGCAGATTTTCCATTTATAAAGTGGAGCCCAAGAGTTAAAACCGTACCGGTGTACATAACACAAGTACTCATGTTTCAATTTGAGGTATCCTTTTAGATGAGATCTTCTAGCCTTAGTCCCTTCGTTTCCTGGTATGTATCCAGAGACTGTCAGTAGGTCATAGAGATTATCAACAATTGTTCCAACTTTCTCAATAGTAACTTTATCCATTCCATTCGAGACATGATATTGAATCAAGTCATGTTCTGAAGAATAGAGAAATTTATTGAGGATTTCCTTCGCATCATCATGCGGTAAAGCTTGTGCTTCCTCGGACGACTCGACACCAGAGTTGGATGAGGTATCGGTCAGGGTTATATTGGTTTTCTCATTGGCATTAATATTATTTGCAATAATAGTAATAGTGTCCATGAAGGTAAAACTGAGAATGAT